AGATAATTTAATATGATAATAACAATTTTAGCAGAACCAAGAAGTGGTTCAACAAATTTAACTAATTGGTTTTATTTTAATAAAAACTTTACTGTTTTTTTTAACCCAACCATTAAACCTGAATTTAGGAACTCTAACCATAGTTGGTATCAAAACGATATTCATCCAAAAGATTATAAATATAAAACCGAACATCTTCTTATAAAAGAAGATTATTATCATTATAAAAACTATGATATATTTACATCGACATCTGATAAAGTAATTTGTTTATATAGAGAAAATGAAAAAGAACAAATAGAATCATGGATAAATGCTAAAACAACAAATAATTGGGATAAACATTGGGTTTCAAATGATATAAAAAATGAAAATGAAACTTTATTTTTTAGTGAATTAAAAAGAAGCTTTAAATTAAAATATTTAGATAAAAATTATTTTACAATTTCATATGAAGAATTGTATTATAATAATGGTTTTCAAAAAATATTAGATTATTTAAATATAGATTTCCTTAAAAATGAAAATTTTCCGTACGGTAAAAAATATAGAATAAATGTTGATAAAACAAAAAATATTATTTAGTAAAGAGGAGTGTGAATTAATAATAAACTTATTAAAAATAAATCAGAAAGATTGGAAAATGGGAGATAGAAATTATAAATCACAACCAATTAATTATTCATTAGAAACCAATTGGTTATTTGATAAGTTGAAGGATTTTGTGGAAAGGGAAACAAACATTGAAATCAGAACAATAAAAAAAAGGATACATTTTCATAAATTTACAAAAGGTGATTGGTTCGGAAAACATAATGATGTTAGAGATAATAGATTATATGCTGTGGGAGTTTTATTAAACAATGATTTTGAAGGTGGTGATTTTAAATTATACAATCCAAATGAAATTATATTAGATAAAGTTATTGGAAATACATATTTATTTGATGTAAGAATAGACCACGAAATAACCTCAATTTTAGAAGGTGAAAGGTATTCTTTATTGTGGTTTTTACAAAGTGAACATGTAAAATTTGATATAAATAAATTATTATGAAACCACTAGAATATTGGACATCGGACGGATTTGAAATTTCATCTCACAAATACTCATTAAAGGAAAGAGTAAATAGAACTTATAAAACTTCAGGAAACGATAACACCAATCTATGTGTATACACATACAATGAATTGGGGTTTAGAGGTGATAGTATAAAAAAAGAAGGATTTAAGGTAATGTCATTAGGTTGTTCAATTACCGAAGGGGTTGGTGTGGGTAATAATGAAACATGGTCACATCAATTTTGCAAGTTAATATCTGGCGGCGTTGATATGAATTTTGGTACTGGTGGCAGAAGTAATGATTTTATATGTAGATGTTTATTAACATATTACGATGTGATAAAACCAGATTTGGTATTGATAATGTACACTAGTCCGCAAAGAAGAGAAATATATACCAAAGATAATGGAATAGAACCATTCATACCCAATGCCCGTTGGGGGTGGTTAGAATCTTCCGAAGAAGGAAATGAAACACAAAATCATTTGGTATCATTACAAAACGAAAACGCAGATTTTATAAATTGGTATAAAAATCATTTATTAATAAAGTATTTTTTAGAATCCAAAGGTTGCAATTGGTTATGGAATGGTTCCTTTGATATACCAAAAGATTATAATGAATTTAATAGATTCGATGGGGGTTACACAAGACCATTTTTAGATTTTGGAGTTGATAATGCACACCCAGGACCAAGTCACAACTATCAGTATAGTATAAAATTATTTGAATATATTAAAAAGAATTTTCGAAATTATATACCAGAAGATTTGAATGTGCCGAAAAAAGCTTAATATGAATATTTGTATTATAGCGTATAGTAGAGTAGGTGGAACTTGTTTTGGAGAGTGGTTGTCAAAGGAAATTAATAGGAAATATATTCAAGAACCATTTCATAACCATTCGGTAAATAAAAAAATAGATTTTAAAGAAGGAAACTTTGTTATAAAATTGGAACCGGAACAAATTGATATGATACCCAATAATAATATTAAAATATCAATTATAAGAGAAAATATATATGAATGTGCAATAAGTAATTTACATTCTATAAAAACAAATAAATGGCATAGTATTTATACAATAGATGAAAATTGGATTGATGAACACAGAGAAGAACTATATAAATTAGAAAAAAATATCAAAAATCAAAATGATAAAATAAAAAATATGAATGTAGATATTTCGATTACATATGAAGGTATATATAATACAAAAATTGATTTAGAAAAAATAAAAAATTATTTTAATATATCAAATACAAAATATGAATATATGTTAAATGTAAATAATCGTTATAGAAATGAAAAATATATAAAAAAATTAATATAAATTTGGTAATGTCAATTATTTATCGTATATTAGAGTATTATAAACAATTAAACTCTAAATTATGAAACAAAAGACAGAACAAGAATTAAAAACAAATTATGACCGATTTATAGGTATAATTAAGAAATATTTTAAAGGAGATAGATTGGAGAAATTACTCCACATGTATTCCGAAGAAGAATTGGGTGTTAACCTTACACTATCTGCTGCATCTGGCTCAAAACACTATCACAATGCACATATTGGTGGTTATATAGACCACATCTTTAATGTATGTAAGAATTCTATGAAAATGAAAGAATTATTTATTGCACAGGGTGGTATTGTAGATTTTACGGATGAAGAATTAATATTCTGTGCATTACATCACGATTTAGGAAAATTGGGTATTAAAGGTGAATTGCACTATTTACCAAATGATAATGATTGGCAAATTAAAAATCAAGGTAAGTTATTCAAATCAAATGATAAGATTACCTATATGACTCTAACTGATAGAACATTCTTTACTTTGAATGAATATGGTATAAGTTATAATGAGAAAGAATATTTTGGTATTAAATTGACCGATGGTATGTTTGATGAAGATAATCAAAAATACTTAACTGGTCACAATGGTGCAAAAGCTCCAAGATATAAAATTCAATATATTTTGCATTGGGCAGATTGGATGTCTACCGTAATAGAACGACAAAATAACGAAATTTAATGACAAAATGTCTAAAATAATGTATTGGTATAATATTTGAACTATATACAATATTATTAACTAAAAACATTTATATTATGTACATGATTGATTATGGTAAACTATTTGATGAATTTTTTCCAATTCAACAACCAAAAGAAAGAACAACGTACGTTCCTTCAAAATTTGCAGTAGAACTTAAAGAAGAAAGTGCATCAATTGCATTATCGGTATTAGGGCATGACCCAAAAGATATTGAAATCAATTGTTTTGAAGACAAGATTGAAATTAAAGCCAAAAAAACACAAGAGGACAAAGAAAATCCTTTCAATCAATTAATCTCAGACATTGAAGAAAGAGTTACCGTAGGTAAAAACTTCGATGGCAGAAAAGCAAAAGCTGAAATTAAAAATGGTATTCTCTTAATTACTATTGAAAGAAAAGAAGAGTCCAAACCAAAAAAATTAACCCCGAAAGTTGGTTAATTCAGTTATTTTTCGTATATTGAAAAGGTAGGAGATTAAACACTTCTACCTTTTTTATTACAAATAAATACTTATTACTATGATATACAACGAAAAAATACAAACGTTATTAGAATCTTTAGACGGAAAGTTGAGGATTTTACAAAACGGAATTACTGGTGCACAATCAATGACACCATCGGTTGCTCACACTACTTTGGAAGATGCAAGAAAGATAGTAGAGCGCGTTGCCGAATTAACCAGAATCAATCGATAAATGAATTGGCTTAAATATTTAGTCGGATTTTCTGCACTAATTATTGCCGGATGTGCAGCTTATTTCTCCGTAACAGGTTTGGGTGTTCTATTTAGTGGAGCGGCGGTATCGGTTATGGTAATGGCAGGTGCATTGGAGTTTGCAAAGCTAGTTGCAGCAACTTATCTTAAACAAGAGTGGGAAAACATAAAGGGATTTAATAAGTGGTATTTGACCTCTGCCGTTGCATTATTGATGTTAATCACTTCTGCGGGTATATTTGGTTACCTTTCTAATGCATTTCAATCTCAGTCCTTAAAATTGCAACAGGTAGATAGAGAAATTTTAGTCTATACTACAAAAATTGACCAAAATACCATACAACTCAATCAATTAAACACACAATTGGGTCAATTATCATCAACTCAAAGCACAATTTTAGACAAAGGTAAGATAAATTCTCGTCTTTTACGTTCAATTGATAACAAAGATAAGCAAGTTGTTACAATTAACAAAAAAATTGAGATTTTACAAACTGAAAATACTAAAAATAACGAAAAAATCAACGAAATTAAGTTAAAAAACTTAGATTTAGAGAAAGAAGTGGGTGGATTTCGATTTATTGCGGAGGCATTTGGTATGGAATTGAAAAATGTTGTAAAATTCTTCATATTTTTGATTGTAATCGTATTTGACCCATTGGCAGTAGCACTCATTATCGCTTTCAACGGACTAATTTCTGATAAAAAACAAAAACAAAAAGAAATTTTAGTTGAAATGATGAAAAATGACGAAAAATTAGGTTTATATGATAATTTAGATGATTTAATGGAAGAAAACTATAAAGGTTACGAAGTTTACGGAGATAATATTGTTAACGAAATCGAAAAAAATGAGATTAACGAGAAAAAAGAAGATACAAATGTTGAATCTACTGATGTTGTGGTTGATGATACATTTACTTCTGAAAATGTAGAAGAAAAGCTTCCAGATTTAAAATGGGAAGAATATATGCATCCAGAATTTCCATGGCAGAATAGAAAATTATGGATAAATAATCCAAAGGCAGTTAATTATTGGTTATCAACCAAAGGTGGTAATGTTAGGGAGTTATCTAGACTAAGAAGTGAAGATGAGAATATTAAAACTTATTAATATTTGGTAAATTAGAATTATTTTCGTATATTTACTATATGAGTATAGGATATGCATGTATTAACCTTTCATTAGGTAAAAAGATTACAACGAATAGGACAATGGTCAAACGAACTTTCATAGCAAAGGGACTTGACTATGTATCGGATTTGGTATTGCAGAATGTTGCAGACCTCGAACGAATTATAGACTGGAACGAACAAATGGGAATTAAAATGTATCGTATGAGTAGCGAGATGTTTCCGTGGGCAACCGAATACGAATTTACAGACCTTAAAGATTGGAACGAAATACAAAAGATACTACAAAGATGTGGTGCAAAGGCAACAATGTATAAACAAAGATTATCATTTCACCCCGGTCCGTTTAATGTATTAGTATCCCCAAAAGAAAATGTGGTATTGAATACGATTAAAGACTTAGAAGTGCATGGTAGAATAATGGACGCAATGGAATTATCTAAAACACCTTACAATAAAATTAATATACATTGCAACGGAGTATATGGAGACAAACAAAGTGCAATGGATAGATTTTGTGATAACTTTTCGAAATTATCAGATTCAGTTCGTAGCCGATTAACAATTGAGAATGACGATAAGGCGAGTATGTATTCGGTAAAAGATTTAATGTATATACACAATGCAATAAAGATACCTATTGTATTTGATTATCACCACCACTCATTTAACACAGGAGATTTAAGTGAACGAGATGCATTGGCATTAGCAATTACAACGTGGCCGAGAGGTATAACACCGGCAGTTCATTATTCCGAAAGTAAATCATTACATGAAAACAATACAAAAATTAAAGCGCAAGCACATTCCGATTATATTACAACCCTCCCCGATACATACGACATGGGTGTGGACATTATGGTTGAAGCAAAACAAAAAGATTTAGCAATATTAAAATTTATATAAAATGAAAAAATACGCATTATTTATTGGAAGATGGCAAACGTGGCATAAAGGTCATGAGTGGTTAATAAATCAACAATTAGAAAAGGGAAAGAATTGTTGGGTAGCAATTAGAGATGTTCAAATAGATGAGAACAATCCTAAATCAGCACAGGACGTTTTAAAAGAATTACAACAAGAACCATTTTTTACAAACAATTGGGATAAGATTATGATATCAATAATTCCAGATATTGAAAGTGTAAACTATGGTAGAGGTGTGGGTTATGATGTAATATATCACGAACCACCAAAAGAAATCGAACAAATTAGTGGAACTGCCATTAGAAAAAAATACATAGACTCCAATGGAGATGTGATTGTTTACAACATAGATAACGAAGATGTTAGTAGAGCGTAAAAGACACATTGCTAAAACCATATCATATAGAATTGTAAGTACTGTTATTGGTTTTCTATTAATGTGGTTGATAAGTGGTTCAATTAAAGTTGGAGCAGCATTTGGAGTAGCAGAATTAATTTATAAACCCATACAATACTACATTCACGAAAGAGTTTGGTATAAATGGATAAAATACGGATTAAAAAAATAAAATATGAAATTAATAGTTGACAAAGGTTCTAATGGACTAACAACAAAAGAGTTTACGGAGTATCTTAAAACTCCTGTGGTAAAATCAGAAATTACACAACAAGAATCTGATGAGTTAAGAAAACAATTGGAACAAGGACTAGCTGAATATCCAGGATTAGGTATTTCTGCACCACAATTGGGAATTAAAAAGAGAGCTTGTTATATTAAATTTGGTGAAGAGGAATTATTCTTAGTAAATCCAATTATTAAAGAAAAGTCAAAAGAAGGATTTCTTTTTATGGAAGGATGTTTATCTATTCCATCATCTATTACAAAACCAACAAGAACTATTAGAGCTTGCAAAGTTGTAATTGATACCGATAATTTGGGTGAACTAACATTTGAAATTAATACAGAAGGAGACACTGCAAATGAACAAATTTCCAAAGAAACAATGATGACGGTTATAATTCAACATGAAATCGACCATTTAGACGGATTTACAATTAAAGATAGAGTTTATAATACACAGGTAGTAAAAAAAGTAGACTTTGGTAGAAATGAAAAAATAGTAATGAAATCAAAAGAAGGTGAAATGGTTGAAGTTAAATTTAAAAATGCAAATAAATTATTTTTACAAGGATACGAAATCGTTTAATTATGTTATACACAATAATCACAATATTATCATTATTAACAATTGCATTATCATTTGCAATTTATAATATTTTACAAAAATTAGAAAAATACGAAGATATCATCGAAGAAAATGATATATTTTTACAAACCGAATTAGAAAGAAACGAATCATTACTGGAAGCATTAAGACTAATTGATAGTCGTGAAATGTTTGAGAAAGATGATGAAGTTGGTTCTATATTTTATCAAATCAAAGAAACAATAGAAAAATTCAAACAACAAAGCAATGCCAATTAGAAAGAAAAGAGGCCCTAACAGACAATATTTTCCAAAAGATACTGAAGATGCAATTATTGAATATAATTTAACCGATGACCAATATATTAAAGATAAATTATACAGGGAAAGAATTGCATCTGCCTTTGACAAACTTGCAGAGATAGTTTATAATAAATGGAAGTTTACTTACTTTGATGATGACCCAAAAGATGTAATGGCAGAGGTAGTTGCTTTTATGATTGAAAAAATACATATGTACAAAGCCGGTAAAGGTAAAGCATTTAGTTATTTTACAATTGTTGCAAGAAATTATCTTATTTTAAATAATAATGCAAATTATAAACGATATAAAGATACAGATGTAATGTCTGGCCTACCCGAATCATTTGATACTGAAAATAATTTTAGAGAGGAGGAGAGAAACGATGAACATAGAACATTTAATATTAGAATGTTACAATATTGGGATAAACATTTAGAAAATTACTTCCCAAAGAAAAGAGATATGCAAATTGCAGATTCTGTTTTAGAGTTGTTTAGACGAGCAAATTATATAGAAAATTTTAATAAAAAATCATTATATTTACTTATTAGAGAAATGACCGGTCATCCTACACATTACATAACCAAAGTTGTCAACAAAATGAAAGAAAGACAAATGGAATTATATAATGAATTTGATAAGCATGGTGATATAAAAATTTAAGTTATGATACAATTAGGTTTATCAGCATTTTACCACGATTCAGCAGCTGCATTAGTTATAGATGGTAAAGTTATATGTGCAATTGAAGAGGAGAAACTATCCGGTGAAAAGCATGATAGTTCTTTTCCGTTTAAAGCAATCCAATGGTGTTTAGAATACGCAAAAATAACAATTGATGAAATTGATATGGTTTGTTGGTATGAAAATCCAAACGATAAATTCGAAAGAGTTAGAGAAACAATTGGTAAATGGGGTGGTTTAAGATATCCAATGAAATGGAGACAATTCTTAAAAAGATGGAATCAATCGGAAGGTAATTTAAAAGGAATATTAAAATCAATTGGATATGATGGAGAAATTTTATATTCATTACATCACCATTCGCATTTGGCACTATCTTATTATACATCACCATTTGATAAAGCAATAGGTTTGTCAATCGATGGAGTTGGTGAGTCACATACTATATACGCAGCAATGTGTGATGACAAAGGATTTCATAAAATACAAACATTACACTTTCCTCATTCATTGGGATTGATATATTCAGCATTTACTGCTTATTTAGGATTTAAACCAAACGAAGGTGAGTATAAAGTAATGGGATTGGCACCATATGGGGATAATCAAAAATATAATAACATATTTGATAAAGTTGTTACTACCGGTGGTGAAATAGACATCGTAAAGATGGACATGTCTTACTTTACATGGCATACATCCGATAATGATATGTTTAATCAAAAGCTTATTGATTTAATTGGATTTCCTCCACGTTTCAAAGATGAACCAATAGAACAACATCATAAAGACTTAGCTGCTTCATTGCAAGGTTGGTATGAAAGTGCATTATACTTTATTATCAATAGAATTACAAATACTTGGGAATGTGAGAATTTAGTATTGGGTGGTGGATGTGCATATAATGGAACTGCCAATGGTAAAATTAAACATTTTACAGCAATTAAGAATGTATTTATTCCATTTGCTCCATCGGATAGTGGTTCTGCAATAGGTGCATGTTTATATCATTATCATCAAACATTTGGTAATCCAAAAGTAAAAGGTGGTGATAATCAATCTCCATATTTAGGTGAGGAGTGGAGTAGTCCTGAATTACTTAAAATTATATTACAAAATCATAGAAGTAAAGTTATAATGCATGATACCCAACAGACATTGTGTAAAGAAGTTGCAAAGCTAATTGAACAGGGTAATATCATAGGTTGGTTTCAAGGTAGAACTGAATTTGGTGCAAGAGCATTAGGTAATCGTTCTATTTTAGGTAATCCACATTTGTCCGACATTAGAGATAGAATTAATAAGGTTGTCAAAAAAAGAGAAATGTTTAGGCCATTCGCTCCATCGGTTACAATTGAAGATTATCAAAAGTATTTTCTATCAGAAGAAGATGTTCCCTATATGAATCAGGTTGTCAAAGTTAAAAAGGATGTAAACATTCCATCAGTAACGCATGTTGACAATTCTGCAAGGATACAGACACTTAAAAGAGAAGATAACCCACTTTACTATAACTTATTAAAGGAGTTCGAAAAACTAACAGGAACACCCATTCTATTGAATACATCTTTTAACTTAAAAGACCATACAATGACCAATGACCCACAAAAAGCAATTTGGACATTTAATAATTGTGATATGAATTATTTAGTATTAGGTAAATTTTTAATTAGCAAATAATGAAACTACATGCATTTGGAGATAGTTGGACAGAAGGAGAAGGAACCAACTGGCCCATAGAAAAATCATTTAAAGACAGAAAACAATTACAACTATTCAGAAATGAAAGTAGTTGGGTAAACATTCTTGCCAATAAATTAGGATTAGAACCTGTAAATAATGGGTGGAGTGGTAAAGCAAATAATGTTATTTTTAATGAGGTTATAAATGATTTAAGAAATGGTAAAATTCATAAAGATGATTTTATTGTTATCATGTGGAGTTCATCGTTAAGAGATTATGTTCCATTTTTACCAAAAGGTGAATGGATAAGTTGGGGACAAATGGAATTATCAGCCTTACCACATAAGTTTACAGAATCATATACATACGGAGATGAGAAGTTTAATAATTTTTTGGCTGAGTATAAAAAATTCTTTTTAGGAAATTTATTTACACAAAATTATTATAATATAATAAATCAAAATTATATAATTTATTTACAACATATGTTAAATGAATATGGTGTAAAATATATTATGTGTGATGCATTTGACTTAATGATTCAAAATTTAGATAAAAAAGATGATAACACTTATTTAATTGATAAATCAACATATTGGGGTTTTGCAAACGAATCTTTGGAATCATGGTTAATGAAAAATTATAAAGGTAAAGATGTTTGGGAAAAGAAAATTCCAAACCCAATGAAAGTTGCACAACATCCAAATAAAGAAGGTTACAATCTAATAAGTCAGGAACTTTATAATTATATAATAAAGAACAACATAATATAATGTCAAACGAATTTCAATTATTTGATGGTAAAAACTTATCATCATTATTTAAAGATATATACGAAAACCAACAAAACAAAAAGAAAAACATTTCCGATTTGATTGAATCACTTCGTAAATTGATTAAAAATGTTGGTGAAGCAACGGTCATTGCACCTATCATAAAAGATTTAATTGAGGTATCGGTTAAAAATGATGACCATTTAATTAAACTTGCAACAATTGCACAAAGACTTGCAGCTGCAGAAGCCAAAGGTATTGGTGAGGATGGTTGGTTAAGTGAACAAGAAAAAGAACAATTACTTGCAGATATGGAGGACGCAATAGATGCTGTTGAAGAAAAAACCAAAGAAAAAATGGTTGATTTGGAAATAGAAATTGAAGAAATAAAAACTAAAGTAAAATAATGGAAATAAATTCATTTTTAGCAACTGTTGAAACTGTATATACATCTTTACCAACTGATAGAAAAATAGATATAGATAGTAATTTCATTCCAAAATATAATGATAATAAAAATTATATTGAATCATTTGATAATATGGAGTATTTGGGTGCAATTAAATTCAAATCAAATAAAGTAAATTCAAAAAGTGAAAACATTGCATTTCCTTTTGATAAAAATAATATAACATATCCAATAACAGGTGAAACTATTGTAATTTTAAAAATACAAGATGGATATTATTGGTTACCATATAGTATTTCTTTATACCCAAATTATAGAGAAAATGCTGCAATTTCTATATCAACTACGGATAGAGAACCAATAAGTTTAAACACATCTAATAAAAATGCAGATTATAAATCTGCAAAAGATGGTACACCAAATTCTGCACCTATTAAATCCGATTCCCAAAAATCTTTATATAAAAAAAATGAAAAGATTAAATTTTTATTACCAAAAGAAGGTGATACAATTTTACAAGGTAGAGTTGGCAATACAATTCGTTTTAGTGAGTTCTTTTTGACAGAAGATGATAAAACTTCCTCACCTGGAATTTATATTCGTAATAAACAAAATAACGAATTAGATTCTGAGCCGATTGGAACATTGGTCGAGGAGAATATTAATAAAGATGGAACTTCTGTATATTTCACATCAGGTAAAGTAAAAGTCCCATTCAAAGAAACAATTAAAAAACAAAAAATAGCATTTACTAACTATCCAAATTCAACGGATTTGACTGGTGACCAATTATTTGTAAATTCCGATAGAATAGTGTTATCTGCAAAATCAAAAGAATTTATTATATTTGGTAAAAGTAATACGGGTATAATAACCGATGGTAAATTTAGTGTAGATTCTATTGGTGATTCACATATACATTCCAATAACAACATTATATTACAAACAAAAAGAAACGTTGTAATATCAACGGATGGTGTTGGTAATATTTGGTTAGGTGAAGTTAAAAAAACATCAGGAAAAGCCGGTGAGCCGGTTCAAAGAGCAGTATTGGCGGGAGAATTAATTGCATTAATGGAAGAAATGTTGGATGCAATCAATAAGATGGTTTTTGCAACAGGAGTAGGCCCAAGTGGAGCAGGGCCACATAATGCTGCAATTTTTACCTCAATTAAGAAAAGATTAGGTAAAATACAATCAAGTAGAACATTTTTAAGTAAATAATATGTGGGCAATTTTTAAATTGAATGTTTTGACCGCAATGGTTACAGGACAATTTAAGGCTGACCCGGATGAGTTTGCTGAATTTTATGCAAATGAATACGATAAGGCAATAAAAAGTGGTGGTGATTTATTGTATGGAGTCAACGTTATCAATGGTAGTGTTAAAGGTATGGCAGATGCTATAAAAATTGCATTAAAAAAAGGAACGGATAGTGTTGGTAGTAATTTTAATGTATTGGCGGAAATATATCCTGCAGCATTTGATGCATATTGGTTGGGTGCAGAAATGTCACCATTACCAAACCCATTGATAAAGCCTTTGGGATGGCCTACAACACCACCTGCACCTGGTACAATACAAAATATTGGCCCGGACCCGATATCATTGGCAGCTACTGCAGCATTACATAAAGCAGAAGTGGAAATATTAAAAGCGTTGGAAGATGAGTTGAAAAAACAAACAATAACATTACCCGCAATTGCACCATTACCATCAATCACTATTCCTGTATATGAAACTGCCCAAAAAATAATAAACAAAGAAGCAGTTGCACCGGATATAAAAAATCATCCGGTGGTTAAAGGTGCAGTTGAAATAATAAAAAAATTAAAAGAAGCTAAAAAGAAAAAACCAGCAATAGGAAAACAAATCAAAAAGGCATTAAAATTTGAATTTCCAAAATTACCAGATAGGAAAAAAATAATAGAAGAAACAAAAGAAAAATTATTAGAAAAAGCAATTGAGGAGATTAAAAATCAAATTATACCTCCAATTGAAGATATCATACTACAACCAATATATCAATATGTTCAAATGGTAGTTGCAATATTAGATTCTATTCCAAGCCCAAAACCAACTGCAGCAGAAATTAAAAAATTTGTAAAAGATACTGCAAAAGGATTGGTACCTGAAATAGATATACCAATTGAAATTCCAAATATACCAACAAAAGAAGAATTGCAAGAACAAATTGATGCAAAAACACCAACCGAAGAAGAAATACGAGCTCTGGCGGAAGAAAAGATAAAGGATTTGATACCAGACCCACCTTTTATTAGTTTTACACCACCTAGTTTTATTTTTAGCACTAAAACAAATGTGATGATTGACCCGTTTCTCCAACTTGCACAAATACATTTAATGGGTGTTGGTGGTAATATGATGGTGACAGCACAATATACACCACCTGCACCACCGGCACCTGCAAGCATAAATTATACAGGCTATCAAGTAAAAACAGGACCTCCTGTACCTGATTTTCCTTCAACGATTGAATTTCCTCAGATTGATTTGGGTAGTATTGAAATACCAACTTTTCCAGAATTGCCACAATTGCCAAACATAAGTCCTGTGGATTTACTTGCATCATTAGCTATATCTTTACCTGATGTAAAAATAAATGCACCAAAGGTCGATGTAAACATTAAAATACCAACAATACCAAATGTTGGATAATTATTTAAATCAAATATTTATTACTAAAACATACAAACAATTATTATGAAATCAGACATTTTATTAACTTTAATTAAAGAAGTTGTTAAAAACGAAGTTAAACAACAAGTTAAAGAAGAACTTGTTAAATTAATTAAATCTGGTGCAGTTACATTGAACTCACAAACAAAAACATCTACTCCATCGTTAAGAGAGATGACAGAAGTTACTCCTACACCGGTTAAAAGACAACAACCTGTACAACAACCACAAAGACCACAAAGAGAATTTTCAAAAGACCCAATGATAAATGAGATTTTGAATATGACTCAACCATTTACTTCGGAACAAAGAAAAGAAGGTGCACAGGCAGTTGGAAGTGTATTGGATATGATTAAACCAGAATTAAGGGTCGATGAAAGTGAGTGGGAAACAATGGATTTTAGAGAGGTAAATGTACCATCCAATGTCCCAAATTTTGAATCAACCGGTGATGGTTTACAAGATGCTACAATAAAAGCATTGACAAGAGATTATAGTGAATTAGTAAAAAGATTTAAATAATGGCAATAGAGTTAGGAAAAATTAATGTAGACGACTTATCGGAAAATAATTACAAAGTATTGGGTATTGGTATTAATAGAACATCCAATTCTAATGGTATTTTTTCCGTTAATTATACTACCCTATCTCAGGCCAAAGATAATATTATAAATCTAGTAATGACCGCAAAAGGTGAAAGAGAAATGAACCCAAATTTTGGATGTGATGTTTGGCAAGTTTTATTTGAACCAATTATAGATGAAACGATTTCTCAAAAAATAGAAGATAGTATTTTAGATGCTGTTAAAACTTGGTTACCTTATATTGAAATTCAACAAATAATCTTTGATTATGATAGTGATGATATAGATGCAAATAAGATATTATTAGAAATACAATTTTCTTTAGCAGCAAATCCATCTCTATCGGATACGATAACCTTAAAAATAGAAAAATAATAAAATGGCTATAAAGTCTATAAATAAAAATTGGGGAAACACCAAAAACATAAATTACTTAGGTAAGGATTTTGATGCATTAAAACAAAATCTTATTGATTTTACTAAGACATATTTTCCAAATCAATATTCGGATTTCAATGATGCATCTCCGGGTATGGTTTTCTTAGAACAAGCTGCAGCAATTGGTGATATGTTATCTTTTTATCAAGATATACAACTTAAAGAATCAATGTTATCAAATGCAACTGAAAGGAAAAATGTAATTGCATTGGCTCAATCTATGGGATACAAACCAAAAGTAACAACCCCGGCCGTAACAACATTAACTGTTTATCAATTAATTAAAAGTATTGGTTCAGGTGTAAACAACAAACCAGATGATAGCTTATTTTTAAAAATTAAAAGTGGAATGGAAGTTACATCAAAAAGTAACTCGAATGTAGTTTTTAGAACAATTGATGCAGTCGATTTTGCAAATTCAAGTAGTAGAGAAATTGACGTTTATAGTAGAGATGGAAGTGGAGAACCGACACAATATTTGATAACTAAACAAGTTCAGGCAATATCTGCTAGAGAAGTTTCTACAACTATTACGGTTTCAAATTCAACGGATTACCCAATTATAACATTATCGGATTCAAATATTATACAAATAACAAATGTTGTTGATGAAGAAAACATTCAATATTATGAAGTCCCATATTTGGCACAAGAAACTATTTTTGTAGAACAACCAAATACATTATTGAACAATAATGAAAATGATATATCTGCAGACGTTCCTTATATTTTAGAAGTTCAAAAAGTACCTTATAGATTTTCGACCAAAGTAAATTCAGATAATACTATTGACTTACAATTTGGAAATGGTAGTTTAAGTGAAAGTGATGAAATCCTTTTGCCAAACCCAAAAAATGTTGGATTGGGATTAGCAAATTCAATACAAAGATTAAATGAAGGTATTGACCCATCTAACTTTTTAAAAACAAATACATTGGGTATTGCACCTAACGGAAAACAATTAACTATAAAATATTTAGTTGGTGGTGGGGTATCATCTAATGTAAATGCAAACGATTTAACAACCATTTCAAAAATAGAATTTGAAGAAGATTTGGCATCTATAACTGATATAAATTTATATAGTTTATATAAACAATCAATTGGAGTTGAAAATTCCGATGCTGCAACTGGTGGTAGAGATAGTGAATCAATTGAAGAAATTAGACAAAATGGTTTGGCAATGTTTGGGTCTCAAAACAGAGCAGTAACTAGACAGGATTATATTGTGAGAGCATTATCTATGCCAGAAAGATATGGCAGTGTTGCAAAAGTATATGTTAGTCCCGATGGTGAGGTGGATAATAATTCTCCATCATCTATTTTGGCATCACCACAAAATATTAATGAATTTGTTAATTTAGTTGATGGATTAAAAAATAGTTCTAGACAAGATATACAAAAAGAATTAGTTAAATATCTTAGTCAAAAGAAAACATCTATTAGTGAAGTAAATAATCCATTTGCAATTAATATGTATGTATTGGGGTATAATTCTAATAAAAATTTAACAATAATAAACAAATCAGTTAAACAAAATCTAAAAACGTATTTAGGAGAATATAGAATGTTAACCGATGGTGTTAATATTATTGATGGGTTTATTATTAATATTGGTGTAGACTTTGATGTAGTTGTTTATTCAAATTATAATAAGAGAGAAGTTATTACAAACTGCTTAACAGAATTGCAAACTTATTTTAATATAGATAATTGGACATTCAACAAACCAATAAATCTTTCAGAAATAGAATTGATACTAGCAAATGTGGAAGGGGTAATGAGTGTTCCATCCGTAAAAATTTCAAACTTATGTGGTGGGGACGGTAATTATTCACCAAACAGATATAACATAGATGAGGCAACCAAAGGAAAGATTGTCTACCCTTCCTTAGACCCTTCTATATTTGAAATTAAATATCCAAACAAAGACATAAAAGGGAGGGCATTATAATGCATATATTTTACACATCATCATATGACGCAAGTATATATCTTCAACAACCTGAACAAAATGCAGGTAGAGATGAGATATTAGAGGTAGGTAAACTTTATTATGGGTCTACTATGGATATAGCTAGAACTTTAATTAAATTCAATACAACACAAATTTCGCAATCAATTGTAGAAAACATAGGAACAGGAAGTTATTCCGTTTTCTTAAATCTTAAATCGGCAAACTCCGAAGAAATACCTTTAGAATATACGTTGTATGCAAATGCAATATCTGGAAGTTGGAAAATGGGAACTGGTACTAAATTTGACAACATAACATCGGATGGTGTAAGTTGGTATTATTTGAATGGTTCTTCAAAGTGGCAAGACCTATCAGGTTCTTATCCTGCTCAAACGGATACATCTTCTATATTAAATGGAGGTGGTGGGTTGTGGTATAGTGCATCAATGGCATCACAATCGTTTAGTAATGAACCGGATGATATTAGAATGGATGTAACAAATATTGTAAAATTATGGATTAGTGGTTCAAATAGATTAACCAATGATGGTATAATATTACACCACCACACATCGGCATCATTATATACCGATACAATGGACTATGGTGTATTAAAGTTCTTTTCAAAGGAAACAAATACAATATATGAACCAAAATTAGAATTAGTTTGGGATGATAGTTCTTTTGTAACTGGAAGTTTATTACCTGTAACAGGTTCTGCAGAAGATGGATATAAAGTTGTAATTACAAACCTTAAAAAAGAATATTCTGCAAATACAAAAGTAAAAATAAGAATAAAAGGAAGAGATATGTATCCTTTAAAATCTTTTGGGACAACATTTGCATACGACCAATCAAAATATATAACAAATATTTATTATCAATTGGAAGATTATATTACATCTGAGGTTATTTTACCATTCGGAGATTATACAAAAGTTAGTTGTGATTCTACATCTAATTATTTTGTTATGAACTTAAATACATTTCCAAAAAATAGAACATATAAATTAAAATTAAAAGTTGTAGAAAATGATATTTCTACAATAATTGATGAAAAATATATTTTTGATTTAGTATAATATGACAGGATTAGAAGCAATAGCAGAAAAATTACAAGAACAAAAAAAGAAACAATTCGAAGAAATTCTAAGTGTATCTGGTTCGTCTGCAATATCAAAAAATGATTACAATGTAACCATTGTTGATAATGTAAATCCCGCAACTTCATTGATATTTAAGGGATTAGATAAACCAAAATACGATGAAACCGAATTACTTAAAGCTGTTAATGTCGCGGTAACAGAATTGGCCCCAAATATTCCAACATCAAACTTGGATTTGGTTCCAAAACCAATATATGATGCAGAGGTAACATCTAGTAATGAACTAAGAATTCAAAATACAAGATTACAATTAACAATAGATTCATTAAATGTAACTATCACAGATTTAAGAGCACAAGTTCAAACGGAAATAAATAATAGATTAACAATTGAACAAACAAATGATGCATTAACCAATCAATTGGATACTTTAAACGGAACAATTGCAGATTTCACCGGTCAAATATCCACATCATTACAAAAGTCAGTTGATGAATCGATTTTAAGGGCATCTTTACAATCACAAAATACAGGGTTTAAAGCACAAATAAGAGCATTGATTAAACAAATTGATTCATTGAATTCAATTATTGAAGGATTACAAGCTCAATTAGGTGCATTACAACAACAACAAGCGATACAACAATCTGCACAAGCGGTTGCATTTTCATCAGGTGCAGAAATTATCAATGAAGTTGGTTTGGTTAAGTTTACCGATAAGGGAAATGATAAAGATGGTTGGATAACTGCTGCAGTATCTACACATCAATTAGAACGAAGAAGAAAAAAACAATGGAGATATGGTGAAACGATAGAGTTTACAAATAACGATAAGTTTCCAATTACAATCAATATAAAAACCACATTTGGCCCGAAAGGTGCGTTCTTTAAGCTTCCAGAAACTAGTTTTAGTTTAGGAGCAGGTAGTTCAAAATCAATGAAACCCACATTATATACGGGCAGGCCACCATTAAAGTTTGGTGATAGAGAACGTAGTTCTGATTCTATTGGTAATATATCTATCGAAGTAGTGAGACAAGATGGTTCTAAAAAATCAAAAAGTTTCAAAACGATATTAAAAGTACAACATCCTGATTCTTTTCCAGGATTCTAAATAAATAAAGTATGAGTATTAAAAAATATACAAATTTTGAAAATATAAACAATAAAACCGAAAATTCTGGTCAATTTTTGGAAGATAAGGATTTGTTTATAGTTTCTAAAAATGAAATACAAATAAGTGAATTTGGTAACACACCATATGATGTTATGGAAATATCGGTTTATGATATTAATAACAATTTGTTACCACATAAATCTGGAAATAATGTAGCATATATAAAATCTACGGATATTAAAAACTACATGTATAATATTACAAATAATTTAGGTAAGAAAGAAGTTGCAATTGATATTGAGAAATTATTAAGTGATTTAGGATTTACTAATGGTATATTAAAAATAAATCTTAACTTTGTTAGAAATAGAGTTGGTAACGAAAATGAATTACAAAGAGTTTGGATACATGAAATATCACCTTCAAGAGAAGAAATTCGTATTATTCCATTGAAAACAAATAACGAAAATATAAATAAACTTAATAGAAATCAATTTAAGAATTTAAAAGCTTTATCTAAAGATTTTGTTTTTTATAAGGAAAGTATTTTAAATACTATAAATTCTTTTGATAATTCCTTTCTATCAAAGGTAGATGATTATTTAATTTCCCAATATGGTGGTGATTATATAAAAATTTTAAAAAAAGATTTTGGTATTAATGATTTTGAAGGATATAAAAAAAGAATAGTAGAAAATTTTAAAAATTCTGTTAATTACTTTTTAACAAATAAAGAATATAAAATAGGAAATTCCAATTTTGGAAAACCATCAGAAGTTAGATTCTATGATTATGAACAATATGAATATGAATATTTACTTAATGAAATCAATAGTATATTACTGGATTGTATAAAATACAATTCATCTATTTTTAAAAGAAGAGATATAATTATTAAATAAAATATTTATATAAAATAATAAATTGTGCAGAATATAAATCCAGACGCTTTCGAAAATATTCAAATAAATAATGAGCTAGGCCGTACCGAATTAACTGGTGGTGGGGGTGGAGGAACATCTACCCAACCAATAGTAACTGATACAAATGGCTCTTTTAAAGTTTATTTGATATCAGAAGAGGCAGCCGAATATTTTGAAGGTAATAAGTCGATAGGTATTGGAATTTCTCAAACAATTGAATATACACCATCGACTTCATTTGGTAGTGAAAGAACATATACTTCAAAAATAGATAATAAAGTTGCAAAAAATTACTTTGTAGTATTTTTGAATAAAGAATTTAGAGGGTATAATGCAGAAACTGGTGAACAAACTTATTATGAATCAATAAGAGCATCCGAATATAGATTAAAGAGTGGTAGTCAAACTGAATATCAATTTTATGAATATAAAAATTTAAATGGTGTTACCGGTACAATAGAATTGCCCTTTTTGTTTGAAAGAAAGAGAATAAACCCACCAGATGGAGATATTATTATTATACCAACTAAAAATTATGAGTTTACAATAGATGTAAATTCAAATTATTTAGCAGAATTAGAGGATGTATTTTCTGTACATTATCAAATAGTAAATAGTAATACTAATGTTATAACAGGCAGTATTCTATTGAGTAATCCAAACACGGATAAAATATCTTTAAGTGAAGAAATACTAAATAATTCAAAATTAGTATTATCGTTGGCTGGTGTGTTACCACAATACTTTTCTTTTGATAATATAAAAGTTGGTACCATTTCTAGTGTAGATAGAACTATTAGTTTGGATGCATCTATAATAAAACGTGGAAATGTAAATGTAGAATTATTATTCTCAAAAAATGCTCCACAACCGGTTGTTAGTACAATTGATACACAATACAATGGTCAGGTTAAAGATAGTGATTCTGATAAAGTAATTGAAATACCTTTTACAACATCGAATGCAAATAGTATAAATGTAACATTCCCAAATGGTAATGTAAGAAATATAACAACTACATCGTTTACCGTATCATTTAAAAATGATTTAGGTAGAAGTTTTGATTTACAAAAATTAATATTAACTCCTGTTTTTGATAATATTTTGGGAGCATCTAAAGAAGTATTTGTTAAATTTGCAAGAATTAATAATACTCCCGATATCGTAAGTGTTTCATATCCGGCATCTATTGATATTCCGGCATTTTCAGACTATAATATTGAATATGAGGTAAAATATGAAGCATCAAATACAACTTATGTAAAAGTTGAATTGTTACAAAAAGATAATACAAAAATTATTTATTTAGATAAATTGACACCAATTGGCTCTTTTAAGGTAAATATTAAATCTTTAAAAGAACAATTTATAAATTGGGAAGGGAACGTATCTTTTATATTTACAGCAATTAACAATGGTGGTGATGTCACATTGAGTAGTAACACCTATTCATATACAACAAACGTTATATATCCAACGATAAAGATGGATGAAAATTTAATTAATACATCTTTATTCAATGCATTTAAAAAACAAGTTAACATTCCTGATTTAGATAGAGATAGTAAATATTTAACACATCTAGCTAATTTTGGAGATGATAATCAATTTTTGGTTTCTAGTTGGGAAAACGATGATTGGACATTATCAAAAAAATCCATAGATGAGTTGGGTAATGAGTTTGTTAGACCGGAAGATAAAGTTGAAAGTTTAATATTAAAATTATATAAACCACTTTCAGCAAATATTACAAATAATTCAACATTATGGATTACCAAATTATTAACGAATCCATTAATTGAAACTATTGTTTTAAATCAACAAGATGATTTAAAATGCCCACCTTTAAAAGGCCCTAATTTTAATGTTGAGGTGGATTTTGTAACAGGAAAATCAACCGGATACGAATCGTTGGATGATTTAATATTGAGCGGTTCTACTTCATCTGCACAATTGGTAAATAAATATCTAAGTGGTTCCGTTATTGACACAGAATATTTAAATATAGAATATACAAGTGGTTCGGAATATCTTTGGGAAAACTTTGTTCATTTTAGTTCTGCAACTGAGAGAGTGGATAATTTTGTATATAAAGTTAAATTAATTGAATTATATGAACAATTAATAATAAGTGCATCCACAAACTATACAGGAGGTTCGTCTGGGTCGTATACTGGTTCAATTTCATCATTGCAAGAAGTTGATAGACAAAATATAAAGAAAAATCAAATTATTCAATCGTTTGATGGATTTGAAACATTTTTATATACATCATCATCATTAAGTTGGCCTTATAATGGTGATAATAGATTATTATCAAGCGATACGCAAAGTGTCGAACCTTGGTATGATAATTTAATTAGTTTAGCAGAAGATTTTGATATTGAAAATAGAAACTGGATTAATAATAATATTCCACAATATATTGTAAATAATGAAGATAATGCAAGTTTGTTATTATTCTTTTCAATGATTGGCCAACACTTTGATAACATATATTTTCATACGAAGGCAATTGAAAAAAGTAGAGGTTTGGGATACAAACAAACAGGAAATATTTCTGATAAACTATTATTTGATATTTTAAAATCTTTTAATTGGGATGCTAAAAATTTAGCTGCAGATAATCAACTTTGGAGTTTAGTATTTGGTGTTGATAAAGCTGGAGATGAAGTAAATTCAAATCCTGCAAAACAAAGAAATTTTGAAGTTTGGAGAAGAATTGTAAACAACTTACCTTACTTATTAAAACATAAAGGTACAAGACAAGGTATTTATGCATTATTGGCTTGTTATGGTATTCCATCATCAAACCTTTCGGTTTTAGAATTTGGTGGCCCGGAAGTAACGGACAATACTAAAAATAAATTAATATATGATAATACTACCAGTGCTCTTAAATTTTACGGACAAAATTCTGGAAGTATTAAATTAGAATGGAAGAATACCGAAAGAAATAGAAAACCAGATACAATAGAATGTTTTGTGAAACCGGCATATAGTGGTAATTTTAATATCATATCTGGTAGTGGGTGGGGGGTAAATCTGATTGGTTCAACAGATTCTAAGTATGGTAAAGTTGTATTTAATTATTCTGGTTCATATGAGATAACATCTTCTTTATTACCAATATTCAATGATGGTTTCTTTGGTATTGAAGTTAGTAGAAATAGTGGAAGTGTATCATCTAGTTTTGAACTCAATGTAAGGCAATCTAATAAAGAAAGAACCATATTCCAACAATCAGTTTCTGCAAGTATTTTAAATGTTAGTGCAAGTTGGGATAATGGAAATTACATTTATATTGCAAGTGGTAGTGCCGGATATAGTGGTTCATTGGATGAATTCCGTTTATGGTCTACTCCATTAGATAAAGAAAGATTTTACGAACACGTTTCTTTCCCTGAAATGGTTAATGGCAATCACATATCCGCATCTACTGATGATTTATTCTTTAGATTAGACTTTGAATATCCAAAAAATTTGGCAGTATCTTCTTCGTTATTGAATGTAGATACGAATATTTATTTTTCATCATCTTTATATAGAAATGACTTAGAAAGTGGTTCTATAACCAACGGAACATTAATATTTTCAGAAAATCCATCGGCATCATATTCGGCATCTGCAATTGGGTTTCCGTCATTAATAAATTATCCATTTCAATTTGAAGCAATAGATAGAACGGTTGTATTGGAAATTCCAGATGTTGGGTCTGGTAGATATTCTACAAATAAAATTAGATTTGAATCACAAACTTTGGTTTCGGATTTATCTTCAAAAGGTAGAGCAACTAAAAAGGCATTTGACCAATCCCCAACCGATTCAAATAGAGTTGGTTTATTTTTCTCTCCTACAAAAGAGTTAAATATTGATATTGCCAAATCGTTTGGTGGAATCAATTTAGATAACTATATTGGCGACCCCATAGATGAATATAAATCAAATTATACTAGATTAGATGAATTAAGACAATATTATTTCCAAAGATTTGATAATAGAGACATTTATGCATATATTAACTTAATCAAACTATATGAGAAATCTATGTTTGAGGATATTAAGAAAATGTTACCTGCAAGAGTTAAAGCAACTACTGGTTTATTAATTGAACCACATATATTAGAAAGAAGTAAGATTGCAAGGAAAAGACCAATAGGTGAAGAGTATCAATTAGATACCGAAATAAAATATAGTGATACAACACTAACAACAGCTGAAAATAATCAATATGAAAGTATAATTGATGCAAATTTAAGTGAAAATCTAATTGGAGAAAATAATCAATACGAATCTTTAATTTCAACAACGGATACACAAAGAACAATTGCAGAAAATTATCAATATACGGCATCTTATGTGTATTTTGATGATACTTCTTTAACGGCTGAAAATTTACAATATGAAGTAAGTATAGATGCCAAATTGGAGGAACCTACAATTACAACGGAAATTGATTTAGGAGTAGAAACTTATGGTGAAACTGCATATGAGACTATTGGATTTGGTATTTATGCACAAAATGGTAATACAATTAGAACTTATTTAGACAAAGATAATAGAAGAGTAAAAGAAAGAATTAGAGTTCAATTGATTACAGAGGAAAAAGAAAGAATGATAACTAAATTTGCAGTGACCGCATCTGCAACTGGATTTGGAGACCCACGTGGAGGATATGTTTCTGTTATTGAAACATATAATCAAACTTATTTAAACATCCAACCATTTAGTGGTTCAACAATTCCTACAGTTCAAAATAATATAGTTGCAGTAGTACCTGTGAACGGATACTTACCAACACATTATAGAAATACATCGGATTTAACAAGAGGATTGGAAAATTCATTCTTTAGAGGTTCAAAAAATACGGCAGCAACTACCTTAGATGGTAGTTCTCCTATTGAAATATTTGTATCTAATCCAAATACATTAACGGTAAATAGAACGGGCAGAAACACATCAGAACCAATTTTGGAAGTAGAATAACTAAATTTAAAAAATAATTATATTTATAAACAAAGATAATATTAAACTATGGGATATTTAAGTAACACAGAACTAACCGTTGACGCCATTCTTACCAAAAAAGGTAGAGAAAAATTAGCAGCAGGTCAAGGTTTAAACATTACTCAATTTGCATTAGCAGATGATGAGATTGATTACACACTTTACGAACCAGCACATCCATTAGGTTCAGCTTACTATGATGCATCTATTAAAAATATGCCTGTATTAGAAGCTAATCCAGATGAGACTCAAGTAATGAAATATAAATTAGTAACTCTTCCAAAAAACACAACTAGAATTCCTGTTGTTGAATTTGGAGTTCCTAATATTTCAGTTAACCAAAGAAGTGGTGAGGTATCACTATCTCCAACTACATCTCCTGCAGGTAATAGAACAATGGGATATACGATTATTCTTTCTAATAAAAATGCGGGTGATATTGTAGGTGAAGGTGTGACATCAGATGCTGGAACAACTCCGGTATTTATTGGTGATAATGCATCAGCAACAGCATCAATCGCTAAAGGATTATCTTTCAAATTTATTCCAAACCCATCATTAACTTCGACTATCAAAACAACAATAACTGTCTATGGTAACGAAACTGGTGGTTCACAAACTATTCCAATCACAGTAACTTACGTTCAATAATAAAATACTATGGCATTAATTAGAGACAATAGAGGAGCCCTTTTAGCAAGTAATTTATCAAATTATTTAGCAGGTGCGTCAAACACAACGGGAACACCTGTCGATACGACACAATTGATAAGTATCATTAACCAATTTTTAGGTGCAGGAGAACAGATATCTGCCGATGTAACTACCATCACAAATGGTATTTATAAAAAGTTTGGTTCAATCGATAAAGTAGTAAATAGAACACAAATTGTAACTTCTGGAATATGGAGTGGTGATACTGGTTCATTGGATGCTAAAGCAACTTATACATCATCTACACAGGTTGCATCTACAAGTGGTAGATACTATTTAGATGTATATAATGGATTACCATCATCAGGTACTTCGGAGGTTCAATTTTCAATTGCATATGGTGACACAAACGGATTTGGTGCACCTACAATAACACAAAATGATGATTCAACTTTACCAACCAAAGCAACTTATAATCAATTCAAAAATATATTATTAGACCCTGCAGATAATTACTTTAGTATTTATACAGGTTCAGTTGCAGGTGGTCATGATATGAAAAATTTCTATGTAATCAATGTAAATAGAGCAAGATACAAAGAAAGATTGGACCCAGGAAATATTTCAATAGACTTATCAGGTTCAGTTAGAAGTATTACTCTAATCGATGATAGTGGTGGTAGTGATGAAAACGTAACAACTGCAGGTAGAGTTTATAACTTAGTTAGTGGTTCATTAAACATTGGTTCAGCATTAACTGCATCAATTGCAAATTATAGTGCACCAGGAAATGGTCAAGGATATGGTTTGTTTTATCCAGATATGGGTATTATATTATTAAATCCATTAGCATTAGCTTCGGCATGTGACCCAAATTTAGCACCTGCAACAAATTCAATACAATCAATTTATCATCAAAATAATGGTAATAACTCAGGTTCGGTTGCATTGTTGATGGCAATTAGTGGTGGTGCAGACTTACAAATAAGAAGAACTGAAAATATTTCAACTTCTCATTACTTTGTAAGAGCAAATAATAGAGAATTTAACTTCTCAAATAACCCAACATTTGTAACAGGCTCAGTTGGTGCATTTGTTAACCCATTATTTGAAAGAGACCCACATGTATACATTACATCAGTAGGATTATATGATGATGCAAATGAATTATTAGCAGTTGCAAAAACTTCTCAACCAATTGAAAAATCTTTTGATAAAGAGATAGCAATTAAAGTTAAATTAGATTTCTAATCGGAGAATAAAATAAAAACTATAACCCACCTTAATTTGGTGGGTTTTTAGTTTTAGAATATTTATATACGATATGTTAAAAAGAATACCAAAGTCAGATATTAGTATTAGGCCGTTTAAGGCATATAAAGAATGGAGTTTTAATAACTTTGATTCTGGTTCAATTACTATGTTAGAAGCAAGTGAAGCTTCAACGGATTTAAATTTAATTGCAACGGGTAGTTTAACGGGTTCTACATATCCTAAAAATTCATTATACGGACAATTAAGAGCTCAATTTTACAACGATTTAGGAGATAATCCATTTTTAAGAACCGGAGAAAAAACAAATTATTATACTTCAAAACCAAAAGCTCAAGAAAGATTTTTAAGTGGTTCGGCAAAAGTAATATCAATTCCGAATGTATATGTTGGTGAAGGAATTAAAAAAGGTTCGTTGTCATTAATAGATAATGGTACTACATATTTTGATGATTCATATGGTAATATTGTGGGTGATGTTCCTGACCAAATTTATTTTGGAAAAATTGATGTGGAAAATCAAACTATAAATTTTATTGATATTGCAGATAATGCATATAGTGGGACAATTGATTCTTTCTTTTTGGATATACAGAACAATGAATTTTCAATGACATTTAATGGTGACTTATATGAAATGGTAATAGTGTCATTTGACATAGAATCTGGATTAATGTTGGTTGATGATATACCATTTTTAGAACCAGAAGCACAAATGATTAGATTTGGTAATATTTTTTATAATCAAGGATTAATAGTAATGACGCGTGAATTTGATTCTTTATTAAATTCAGATTGGGATTTATCATTTAAATCAACGAAAACGATTTATGAACACGAATATTTGTTAATAGCCGAGCAGGATGAGTTCAATGTATCTCAAAACCCATCTGCAATTATTAATGTTGGCAAAGAAACACAAAGATATATAACATCGGATGGTAAATCTATGAGTGTTATTACAAACCCTGGAGTAAATTAATC